CCCGCCGCTATCTTTTTATGAAAGGACTGCTTTATGATAGAATCAAAAGACCTCAAAAATAAAATTTGCGAGCATTTGGCCAAAATCGACCTTTCAGCGTTAAAAATGGAAGAAATTTTAATATACTCCGAGATTGCGAAAAATGTGCGCAGCATGGAAGAACTTTATACATGGCAAAAATTTGCTGAAAATTTCGGCTATAAATTTACGGATGGAGGGGAAAGTAATGGCTGAGTTTACCAACGCCAACGCTGTGACTGTGGCCGCTGGGCAAAATGTGCCCCTGACCGAAACGGCAGTAGCGGGTAAGGGCTGTGTCGTACACAGAGAGGGTGCCGGTATTGTTACGCTGCGCGGCATTACAAACCAGTGCAAAGCTCGTTTCAAAGTGGGATTTGGTGCAAACATTGCTATCCCTACCGGCGGCACAGTGGAAGCTATTACTGCTGCGCTTGCCATCAATGGTGAACCGTTGAACAGTGCGACTGCAACCGTGACACCGGCAGCAGTAGAAAACTATTTTAATATTTACGTCACGGCTTTTGTTGAAGTTCCGCGCGGATGCTGCCTGACCGTTGCCGCCGAAAATACAAGCACACAAACCGTTTCGTTTGCGAACGCAAACTTTGTGGTTGAGAGAGTGAGCTGAAAGGAGCGCTATTATGAGTATGAAAGTTATGTACGATTTGAAGGACATGCTGTGCGCAGAGCTTGACGAAATCGGCAAAAAAGGCGAAATGTCTGCTGGCGACTTGGAAACTGTTCACAAGCTGACAGACACCATCAAGAACATTGATAAAATCACGATGTTGGAAGATGGTGGTTACAGCCGCGATGAAGATTACAGCCGGGATGGCGATTGGAGCGCAAACATGCGCGGCAATTATGGACGCGGCAGCAGCTACGCGCGGCGCGGGTCGCATTATGTGCGCGGCCATTACAGCCGAGACGATGCGCGAGACAGCATGATGCGAAAGCTAGAAGACATGATCCGAAACGTTAATGGATACGACCGCGAGACTATCCAGCATTGCATTGATGAACTGAAAAACGTTTGACGGAGGTGGCGGCTATGGTGGACGTGCGAGAGATTGACGGCGCTATAGCCGAAATCGAAAACAGCGAACTTACCATGACCAGAGTTAAAAATTTGGCGGCGCTGTATGTTGTGAAAAATCAGCAGCTTGCAGATGTATCCCCTTCCCCACAAAAAGCAGAACGGCAAGAGCCTGTGCGTTACTACGAAGCAGCAGAGCCGTCTACAAGGGCTGCTGTTGGTGGCAGTGAATTTTTGCGGGCTGTATCAAACGTAGACACCACAGCGGCGCTGAACGTGCTGGATGAGCTTATGTCGGCCTTGTATGTGGCAAACCCTAAAGTTTATAATGGCGTAATGCGGAAATTGGAGCGTTTACAGGATGAGTGAATTTTTGGAGATTGTAAAAAAGGCCGATACCGGGCGAGTGTGGCGTGTGCTGGATGAGTTTATGGATGCGCTGAAAGAAGCGCGACCGGAATTGTATGCAGAACTGCTGCACAATCTGCTTAAAAAATAGGCAAGTGTGTACTAAAGTGTGTACTTGAAAAAGAAAACGCCGTAGACTTTAACGTATCTACGGCGTTTTTTGTGGTGGAGGATGGGGGACTCGAACCCCGATTATTACACGAAGCACGGTATTATATTCATTTCTTATCGCAAAAAGTGTGTACCGTTGGTATTATCGACCCCATACCAAATACAGCCCGAGAATAAAAAGTGTGTACTTTCACTGTGTACTTTTTCCTGCTGCTATGGCTGCATCAAAGATGCCCTCTATGTTCTCGGCTATTACTTTATCCTGTCCGTTTATGGCATGCGCGTACACGCCGTATGTATCCATATTCTGGCTGTGCCCTATCACCTGTTTTAGCTGCCCTGTTGGCAGATTGGCGGCAATGCTTACAAACGTATGGCGCAACTCGTACAGAGTGCAGCATGTAATACCGTTTGCGGCGCAGTATCTTTGCCAAGCGCGGCGAATGTTCCGTTCTTCTACCTGCGGAAATACGCGCTGACACATTCCAGTCAACTCTTTTTGCGCGTTCAGTTCTTCCAGCGAACGAGCCGAAAGGATAACTGCGCGAGGGGCGTTTTCATTCTTTCCTCTTGATTCTTTTCCGTATATGTTTACGGAGCGCTTTATCCGAGCAACGCCACCATCAACGTCTCCCCACTCAAGGCCAAGAAGCTCACCCGGGCGCATCCCTGTAAAAACAGCTAATCTATAATAATGTATATACTTGTCAAATACCCTGTGCCCCCTGCTTATGGTGGTATCTATGTTCAAAAGCGTTATAATGTCTGTCGGCTGTAAAATGGTTCGCTCTTTGAAACGCGCACCCTCTGGAACGTGCAGTTCCTCTGGATCAAACGTTGTCCATCCAGAGCGGCGGCAGAACTTGAAAAAGCTGCGCAGGTCTCCCGCAATGTTTTTGATTGTTTTCTTGCTGCGGCCTGCTGCAAAAGCATCATCCAATATGTCCTGCACTGCCTGCTCTGTAAGGGAAGTCAAGCGCATATCCCCGATGCGCGGGGCAATCCACTTGTTATAGCGCCCCTGCAAGGGCTTCCAGTTCCCCTCGGACGAAATCTTCATCTGGCGGGCCATGTATTGGACATACGCTTCGGAAACAGTCTGTTTGCGGTTCTGAATGCCTTTTTCAAGCCATGCGTCAGCCTTGGCGTTCGCTTCCCGCTGGCCTGTGCGTCCCGGTTTGGCGCTGGTAAAGGTTTTGCGCACGCCGTCTTTTTGCACGTTTATCTGCCAGCGCTGGGCAGATTCAATCCATTTTGCGGTATTTGTTCTTTTCATATTGCGGCTCCTTTGTGTGTGTGTTATAATAATGCCGTCAACTTTTTATGTTGACGGCTCTTTGCCCTTGTCGGTGGTACGAACACCGGCAGGGGCGTTTTTGTTTAATATCGGATAAAACCTACAGAACCGATGAAAATGTCTGCAACAAGTATTATGCCGAGTATAACAACGGTAATCATAAGAGCACGCCACATCTTGCGCAACCATTGCTGTTTCTGTTCCATTATGCCGTTTATGCTGCGCAGCTGGCGCTCTTTGTCTGCAATCAGCTGTTGATATAGCTGGCGCTCTGATTGCTGCACTGGCGCTGCATCCGGGTCTGATACGATGCCGACCATCACATCAAGGCTGCCCCCCAGCACCTTTACGATGGCTGCGATGTTGGCAAAAGCTGGGCTGTCGGTAGAACCGTTGAGAATCTTAGACAAAGTGGTCGCCGGAATGTCTGTCAATTCTGACAGCTTTGCTTGCGTCATGTTTTGACGCTCCATCAACATTTTTATATAAGATACGTCCATAGATTTCACCTGCGATTGCTGAATCTATCATATCCGGCATGGTTGTCGATATTGGTCATTTACAGCCTTTGACAAAAAGCATATTGTGGATGCAGTACAATTTTGGTCAAAGGGGGGGCAGACAAATGGAAAGGCTGGTAAATAAGCCGCCGTCCCATCATGGACGGAAACGACCAAAAAAAACGGTTGTCAAGTGCTGGAAATCCGATATATAGGACAGCTAAGACTTGACAAATGAGTATTTTTGTGAAAGTGTTGAAATACAACTGTGAGTTGTGTAAAATACAATCACAAGTTTGTTGCAATCATCATTAAGACAATTGAAATTACAACGCACGGCATTGTCTTCAGCTTTTTTCTAATTGGGAAAGCCGGACACAGCATCAAGGCGGATGCAATTGCTAATACGGTAGCGATTATATTGCCAGTGCCAAATGCGGCAAATAGGAATACAACAGCAAAAAACCATTGCGCCCCAATCCCCACTGCATTCCAGTTGATTTGAATATGCTTTTGCGGCTTTTTTTCTTTTTCTGCTGGCGTACACCCGAAACCCATGTTTGAGGTTGAAGAAGAAGGAGCCTTTTTAGAAGAACCGCCATGACCAAAAACGCTAAAAGTCGTTCTTTGATACACAGCATTTTTTATAGAGCGAGATGGGTCTTTTACAAAGCCTACACCTTTTTTGCCGTAAAGAGGATTTACGGCACGTTTTACAGCGCGGTTTATGCGACCTGTTGTTCTGGCCTTAATAGATTTTTTAAATGAAGGCTTTCGTACACCAAATTTCATTAAGTATCACAACCTTATTTAATTTTGGGGGAATTATGATGAAAAAAGAACCATTGACAACAGTTGAAAAAAGTACGATACTTAGTTTAAGAGAGCAGGCAAAGCAGCTTTTGCGAGAAATCCCGCTGAAAGATGCTATTGCAATTTGTAATGAGGTTATAAAGGAGACAAGCGATGCGGGATAGAATTGATGTTTACAACAAGTGCGACAGCAGCGAGTACAGGAAGAAAAAAGATGAAGTCATCGAAAAAATGCTGAAACTGATTGAAGTCTCTGGCATGAACTTTTACGATGCACAAAATCTTCCGTTAGAGCTGGACAGAGCTATTGCGGCCAGTGTAATTGCAGCACAGGGAAACACGGCGTTTCGCCCGCACAATGCCTTTAAGAGCCGGATTGATGATGCTCAATAAGCGCAGTTACCGCACCTTTTGCAATCGTTTCAATTACTGTAAGAGATACATTGCCCACCGCTGACAAGGTGGGCTTTATTTTTTCCTGCCACGTCTGCTGATTGGAAATTGACGCAATAAAGTCATGGCCTTTTGGCGTAATATATAGGATTCCGTAAAACTCTATAGTATTTAACTGTTTGTCAATACGGTAGTCCGCCACAATATAGCCATTTTCAGCAGCCTGCAAGCAAGAATAAAACAAATCTTCCCGTGAATACCCTTTACCCTTTATAAAAGAGGATTTTTTCAGCTTGTCGGGATTGGAGCATTCAAATTCCATGCTGCATTTATCATTCAGGAACAAACCGAGCTGTTCTTCCAGACCGAGCATAACATCGCGGACGCAATCAGGGTTTATCTTCATTGACTTTCACCTTCTTTGCTGCTGCCATCGCAATTACCATATCAAGACCTTTTCCATCTAAAGTGCCAAGCCACTGATCGATGTCTTCATAGGAATTGAGTTTTAGCCCATCGCCTTGTGCGGTGGGCTTTTCTTTTTGCTTTGGCTGGCTATTTTCTGATAGCAAATCTTCCGATGTTGTACCAAGATATGCAGCTATTTTCGCAATTGTTGCATCTGTCGGCATTTTCCCTTTCGCCCAGTTTGTGGGCGCCGCATTTGACAATCCCGCTTTTAGGGCAATTGACCGCACGGATTCATTTCTCTCTGCACTAATCCTGCACAAGTTTTTATAGAATGGCGTATCAGCTTCTGTGTCGGTAAGCTCTTGGGGGTCTACATTAAAATACTTTGCCACTTGATATACGTTTGTTTTTCTAGGCTGTGCTCCGTTGCTCCACTGCGTTCCGACTGCTGCCGTAAGGCCAATTTCTTCCAATGCCACTGTTGGAGACTTGCCTTTTTCATTACACAACGAGACGAATTTATCCCAAAACATTTTGAACCTCCTTGGCTTACTTTTATGTAATTATCAAAGTAAATATTTTTTTCAAAAATTTGCGAAATCTACTTTACAAACTATAATAATTATAGTATAATAATTACAGTAAAAGAAAACTAAAGTTTACAAATTCAGTATACCACACACTCACTCAAAGTACAAGGAGGAAAACAAAATGAAACGAGATTATGTATGCACCGTGATTTTTGATGACACAGGCGATATGCTCAAGCCTGTTATCCGCAAAAGCGAAAAGAGCGTAAGCACCTACTGCAACCGAATGTACGACAAGTACGGCGAGGGGATTTCGGTAGATGTGAGCTACTACGACGAAGCCTTCAACCTCGTACCTTACGAGCGTTGGCACGCATAAGAAAGGAAAGCACACCATGAAAACATTACACCACTCTGAACCCATCTGGCAGGGGCGCCGCATTGTAATTGATGCGGCAGACCTTACCACCGAATGGAGAGAATCAAAGAAATTTACATGCCAGCGCAAGACAGCGATTTCGCGTTGCTGCCATGCCCATTCTGCGGTGAGGACCGTATCCGCTATGAACAGTATGAGACCGCGATCGGCGACCGCTGGCGGGTATGCTGCAACGGATGCACCGCCACAATCGACCCAGGGTGGACAATGCAGCGCATCGACGTTGCCGACATATGGAACCACCGAACGGAAAGGGGCAAATGATATGATTTCGTTGGAAGATTGCAAAGCTGAAAAGATTGGCAGCACTCTCATCCGTTACACATTCAACGGCCTGACACCGCGCGGAGAGACCGTCTGCGTGGACATGACAGCCTGCCACCCGGACAACAGCAGCAGGAACAGTTTGCCAAATATCTGGCATCGGCATGGCTTCATCTCCTACGTGCTGCCATCCTACTGGTCTGTAGATGTTTACGTCTACGATGAGCGCGGATGCTGGGGCCGATACAACCCCACCGAGAAGTTGCACGATAGCGGCAAGCGCATGGTGCTTGATTTTGATTGGATGCTGCCCGCCACCAGCGAGAACCGCGATAAGATTTTAGTAGAGATCATCCGCAGAGCAAATGATGGATGATATACTTTGCGAATTCAATGCTTCGCTAAGTATATTTTTTTATCAATAGTATTTACTTTACTAAGTTTTTATAGTATAATAATAGTTAGAAACACGAAAGGAGACAAGTGAATGTCACGCATGACAAAAATCGAGTTTGAACGTCGCAAGGCTGGAATCACCCAGAGTGAGCTTGCAGAAAAGCTCGGCGTTTCGACTGGGTGTGTATCTTTTTGGGAGAACAGCCGGACGACCCCTACCGCCGACAAGGTTCAGAAAATGTCGCTGATTCTTTCTGTTCCGATGGAAAATCTCGTCGGCTACTGCGAGTGAGGTGACAAGATGTACCCAACATTTAACGACTACATCAAGTCAAAGGGCTGGAACCAGAAGCGCCTTGCAGAAGCCGCCAGAATAAACCCTGGCGTGTTTTCGCACCGTGTAAACGGACGGCAGGATTGGCAATGGACGGAAGTTCGCAGAGTGTGCGAAGTTCTGAACATCACACTTGAGGAATTTGCCGAGTATTACCCGGCAGGAACCCGAATCCGCGTAAAGCGGCCACCAACGAATGAGGAACGCATCGACAGCGTTCTTTCAGAGCTAAGAAGTATTTTAATTCAAAGGAGTGTTTGAAATGACTGCAAAAAAAGAAGCCGCCCCGGTACTGGCATACCGAAGCGGCAAAGGAAAAATGAGCAAAGGTAAAAGCTCTATTTGTATTTTATCACTTCCCCGCGCTTTAGTCAAGCTGGCAATCACCGCAGATTTGGTGCTGCTGCTGGCAGCGCTCGGCAGCATGAACATTCCCGTAACCATCCTCGCACTGCTGGCCATGAATCCACTGTGCGGCAATCTTTTGGAGGCAACCAGATGAAAGCATATAAAGGATTTGACGAAAACCTGAAATGCAAAGATTTCCAGTATGAAATCGGCAAGGCCTACGAAGAGCCAGAAGCAAAACTTTGCGAGAAAGGCTTCCATGCCTGCGAGTACCCGTTGGATGTATTTGAATACTACGCCCCCGGCAACATGAGCCGCTACTGTGAGGTGGATTTGGACGATGTGAGCGATAAAAAAAGCAACAAAGATAGCATGCGCTGCGGCAAAAAGATTGCTGTGAAAGCAGAAATCGGCATTGCTGGGCTTGTAAAAGCTGCCGTTAAGTACACGATGGAGAAAGCCATTCCGGAAAACTCCAAACATGCTACAGGCCGTCAGGGCGCGGCATCTGCTACAGGCGACCAGGGCGCGGCATCTGCTACAGGCGACCAGGGCGCGGCATCTGCTACAGGCTGGCAGGGCGCGGCATCTGCTACAGGCTGGCAGGGCGCGGCATCTGCTACAGGCGACCAGGGCGCGGCATCTGCTACAGGCACGGAAAGCGTTGCTGCTGCGCTCGGCATTGATAGTAAAGCTAAAGGCGCTTTAGGATGCTGGATTGTGATTGCAGAATGGGAAAGCGACGAGAAATTTAACTGGCATCGTAAAGATGTGCAGTGCTTTAAAGTTGACGGTGAAAACATCAAGTCCGATACCTGGTACAAGCTGAAAAACGGCGTGCTTGTGGAGGTGTCCAAATGACCAGCTTTTGGGGCCATCAAGATAACCCCTTCCCGCCCTATGATGATGAACCGATTGGAACGGACGCTGACGGCGTACCGTACTACGAGGGCGACGAGATTGTAGACCTGGGCGGTGCAATTTACCGCTACGATGACTTGGACGTTAAGACAGTTTTGACCGCGCTCGGAATCCATACCTCGATTGCGGCAGGAGCTTAAAAAATGATTTGCGAAAACATCAGAATGGCGTTTGAAAATAACGCCCCGGATAAATACCAGAAACATTTTCAGGCTATGCAGCGCATCGTGCATGACCGCTCAACGCCTGATTTTATCAAGTATCAGCAGATGCGAGACTTGATGCTATCTGCCGAAGCTGGCCTGTGCCAGAGCATGGAGTCATTCAAACATATGGAGGTTTGAAAAAGTGGAAAACAAAATGCAGGTAATTACGCTAAAGCAGCTGCCCGTTATCGAGGAACATCTACAGCTTGTGAAAGCCGATGTGGAAGCCCGTACCAATAACGCGATGCAGCTTGTTTGCACGGAAGAAACGCGCGGCGATGTAAAGAAAATTCGCACCGAGCTTGGCAAGGAATTTGCGGCTATGGAAGAACAGCGCAAACGGGTCAAAGAAGCCATCATGGAGCCGTACAACCGCTTTGAGGAAGTGTACAAGCAGTGCATCGCAGACCCGTACAAAAAGGCCGATGCCGAGTTGAAGCGCCGCGTTGACGAGGTCGAGACCGGCTTGAAGGCTGATAAGGTAAAGGAAATTCAAAGCTACTTCGCAGAGCTTTGCAAGGCGAACAATCTGCCCTGGCTACGCTTCGAGCAGATGAATTTGAAAATCGGGCTTTCGACCAGCGTAAACGGCGTGAAGACCGCGTTGACCTCGACGGTACTTAAAATCGCCGAAGAGGTGCAGGAGCTTTCCCGCCATGAGGACGCCGCCGAGTTGCTGGTTGAATATAAGAAATCGCTGAATGTTGCGCTTGCATTGAGTACGGTTCGCGCTCGGCATGAGCAAATCGAACTGCAAAAGCAGCAAGAAACTGAACGCCGCGCAGCACTGGAACGGCAGCAGGCGGCAGAAGAAAAGGTACAGCAGGCCATTGCAGAGGTGCAGGATGCTACGGAACCGCCTGTTGAAGAAGTTCTCGCACCGATTGAAGAACAGCCAGCAGCCGTGCAGGAGCCAGATGAAACGCAGCCTACTGTCTATGAAGTAAAGTTCTCCGTTCGCGGCACCATCGAACAGTTGAAGAAGCTGAAACAGTTCATCATGCAGGAGGGTATGAGCTATGACGACATCTAATCAGTTGGCACAGAAACCGAAGTTTTCCGTTGCGATCACGACACAGAGCTATCAGAACCTAATCAATAACACGCTGCGCGACCCTGACCGCGCCCGCAGTTTCACCGCCAGCATCACGAGCGCTGTCGCTGTGAATCCGGCCTTGCAGGAATGCGACGCCGGTACGATTCTTGCCGGTGCGCTGCTTGGCGAGAGCTTGAAGCTCTCCCCTTCCCCGCAGCTGGGGCAATATTATCTCGTGCCGTTCAAAAACAAGCGCCAGCAGACCACGACGGCGCAGTTCGTGCTTGGCTATAAGGGCTATATCCAGTTGGCGTTGCGCAGCGGGCAGTACAAAGACCTCGATGTTATGGTCATCAAGCAGGGCGAGTACATGGGCAAAGACCCAGAAACAGGAAAAGCCCGGTTCAAGTTCATTGAGGACGATGATGTGCGTGATGCCCTGCCGACCATCGGCTATATGGCCTACTTTGAGTATTTGAACGGATTCCGCAAGGTGCTGTATTGGAGCAAAGAAAAGATGATGACCCATGCAGACACTTACAGCCCCGCTTTTAGCCGCAAAGGGTACGAAAATCTGCTGGCTGGAAACGTTCAGCAAAGCGAGATGTGGAAGTATTCCTCGTTCTGGTACAAGAATTTCGATGATATGGCAAAGAAAACCATGCTTCGTCAGCTTATTTCCCGCTGGGGCATTATGAGCGTAGATATGCAGACCGCGCTTGAACACGATGATACCATCACGCATGACAACGATGGACAGTTGATTGCAGAGCGCGTCGCATCTGCAAAGGACGTTCGCCTTGAATCTGCTGCACAGCCTGCACCGCAGCTTGAACAGCAGCAGACGGAACAGGCGGTTGAAAATGCGAACGCCACTGCCGAGCCGATGCAAATTGATTTGAGCAGCCTGTAAGATGGACTACAAGATAATTTCAACTGGAAGTCAAGGGAACTCCGTTCTCATTCAAAATTCAATATTGATTGATTGCGGCGTTCCATTTTCCCGGCTTGCAGACGATTACAAGAGCTTAAAGCTCGTATTGCTCACACACATCCACGGCGACCACTTTAACCCCGCCACGCTGCACAGGCTCGCCAGAGAGAGACCGACACTGCGTTTTGCGTGTTGCACGTGGCTATGCGCCCCTCTCGTAGATGCGGGCGTAAAGGCTAACCAGATAGATGCTATACGCACAGACCGCTGGTACACCTACAAAGGGCTATGCCGCATAAAGGCGCAGGAGACAAAGCACGATGTGCAAAATTGCTGCTGGCATATTGAGCTACAGCAGCACCCTATAGATCGCCTATTTTACGCCACAGACACAAACAATCTGAACGGCATCAAGGCCAAGGGTTACAGCCTTTATCTCGTGGAAGCCAATTACGAAGAAGCGGACATTCAAGACCGCATTGCGGAGAAGAAAATTAACGGCGAGTTTGTGTATGAAAAGCGAGTGATGCGTGAGCATCTAAGTAAAGAGAAAGCCGACGATTGGCTTTACTCAAACATGGCAGCAAATTCAGAATACGTTTATATGCACTGCCATCAAGAAAAGGAAAATTGAATATGGCACTAGAGTATTTCTGCTGCTTTAATTCCTACAGAAAGAAAACGCGCAACCTATCAGATAGCGAGCTAGGTCGGCTGTTCCGTGCTCTTATGGTATATAACGAGACGGGAGAAAAGACGCAACTCAATGGACGTGAGGAAACCGCATTTGACTTTATCACGGAAGATATAGATGCAGCAAAAGAACGGTACAGCGAAAAATGTGCCAAGCTAAGCGAGAACGGAAAGAAACGCAAGCAATTGCCAAATGAAGAAGCAATTGATAGCAATTGCTATCAATTGCCAGCAAATGCAGGTAAACAAAAAACAAAAAACAAAAAACAAAATATATCTTGTGTATCTAACGATACCCAAGATATATGCCACGCTGAAAGCGTGGCTACGCGCAAGCGCGCGCCTGCATACTCCGCAAAGAAAGCTATCGAGGAGTACACGCAGGACGCAGAGCTGCGAGAGCTGCTCTTTGAGTGGCTCGACAACCGCAAGAAACAGCGGGCGCCAGAAACCAAGGGCGCTATCGGGCAAAACCTCGACAAGCTGGCTGGCATGGCAGCACAAAGCAGCATGAGCTTGCAGGACTACATGCGAGAGGTCGTGCGCAAGGGCTGGCAGGCGTTCTATCCGATACGCGATGCACAGCAGGCAGCGCCGCAGCGCCGTGCAGATGGGAGGGACTTCGATTGGCTTACGGGGCAATGACCGTATCAAACACAGATCTTACGCAGCAGGCGCAGCCCGTCGAGGATGGCCTGCACTACATCATGGGTTATATCGCCGCCGTATGGCCGAACTTTGGCAACGGAAAAACACCTGCACAAAAGCGCTCCATGATCGCCGTGTGGGAGAAAGCTTTGCAGGATGTGCCCGTAAAACTCCAAAAAGAGGCCATCGACAGAAAAGTTCGCGCTGGGCAAATCTTCCCACCGTCCTCTCCTGCTGAACTGATTGCCTGGTGCAATGAGATTCGCCCACCGATGACAAAGTGGGATGCCAAAATGTACGCAGACCTAGCCGAGTGCGGTATCCTTGACGCCGCTTTCTGCCAACGGCAAATCGAGAAGCACGAGAAAGCGAAAGCCGCAGGGCGCAGCGCCTATGCTGGCTGGGATTAACTACGAGGTGAAAATATGCTGAATATCATTGCCGTGATGGGTCGGCTCGCCCGCGACCCTGAAATGCGGCAGACCACTACCGGCAAGAGAGTCTGCACCTTCCGCATCGCTTGCGACCGGGGCCGAAAAGATGCCAACGGCAACAGCCAGACAGACTGGATTCCCTGCACCGCATGGGAAAAGACCGCAGAGTTTATCTGTAAGTATTTCGGAAAGGGTGCGCTGATTGCCGTTGACGGCCGCCTGCAGTCCCGCCAGTATCAGGACAAGAACGGCCAGAACCGCACCGCGATTGAGGTGGTTGTGCAAAACGCTAACTTCTGCGGTAAGTCAGACGGAGCCATGCGCACTAGCGGTAAGCCGACAGTCGGCTACTCCAACGGCAGCGCAGCCGATTTTGCAGAGATTGAGGACGGCGAGGATTTGCCGTTTTGACAGAAAGAGAGGAAACAGACGATTGCAACACCGGCAAATTGCATATCGCATTTAACGGAAATGACCAGCGATTTAACGAGGTGGAAAATTATGAGCGATGATAAATTTCAGATCATTTACGCAAGAGCCGAAGTGCGAATGACAATTGACAAGCTGAACGATGCCATTTCAAGCCTTGAATCGGCAAAGCAATTGCTGCAGGAAAATGAAAAGCGCTTGACGATTGCGTTTGATGGGACAGAGAATCCGCCAGAATGGCCCGACTTTAAGGAAAGAATCGAAAACGCAAGCGTTGAGATTGGCGCGTTTCTTAATAGCCGTCACGCTGAGATGATAGATCAAGGCTGTAAGAAATACCTTGCTTGTAGAGGGGACTTGTGCATGATTTGGCCAGATGACGATTCAGTTAAAAGCATTGAGGAAACAATTTCAAAAGTTGAGCAATGGGCGAAAGACCACCCAGTCAAGACCCGCCAGAGTGAGTTTTTGAAGCGGTTCCCAAACGCAAAACTAGACAGTAACGGAGTTCTTGCGATTCGTCCGTGTGATATAGATTCTAAATGCTGCACAGACGATAACTATTTAATTAAATGTGGAACCTGCGCAAAAGACTACTGGCTCACGGAGGTGCCCAACAATGACTAACATCACAACTTTACTCCCCGGCGAACACTTTATGTTCAAGAATTACGAGTGGGTCTGCCTTGACCCGAACCACCCTGACGGCGGCGTGCTTGCCATAATGGAAAAGCCGTGGAAAGAAGACGCAAAGTTCTGCCCGAATGAGCAGTACGCTGACGGAAATGGTAATTGGAATAATTACCGTACCAGCGCGATTCGCAAACAAGTGCTTTGTTTGGCTAAAGTTATCGGCATCGATAATCTTATTTTCCACGAGGTTGACCTAGTGGCAGATAATGGCGACTGCAACTATGGTACTGTGGAAGACCTTGTTTTTATCCTAACTTGTGACGAATACCGCAAGTACCGTGACTACATCCCGCACTACGACAGCTTGATTTGGACTGCCACACCTTTGTGTTGCGGAGATAAGGATTCCGACGCGGGAGGATCGAGCATCGTTCGCACTGTGAACGCGGGTTGTCTGCTGTACAACTACGGTGCGTGCAACTGCGGCGCTGTTGCCCCGGCTTGTGTTCTCAATCCGAAATCCCTCAATCTGCGCCAGAACATGGCGTATGTAGAGGAGGTATCGGAATGACACAACTTCAAGAAGCAATCCGCGATAAAATCACGAAATACAGCGATGCCTGTGGCATGTGTACGGACATAACAAAAGAGTGCAATACATGCGGCATTACATGTATACTTGAAGACCTGAATGAGTTGCAGAAATTGGCAGATAACCCGGACGCGATACGGTCTACGGCGCACATTATGCGCGGAACCGTGGATCACATGAAAGAGCCAAAACTTGCTTATCGCGGGTACACTGCTACGGTAGAGTATGATGAAGACGATAAACTCTGGCATGGAACATTGGATGGCATCAAGGATTTGGTAAATTTTCATGCGTTTGAAATCGAAAATATTGAGAAAGAGTTCCGCAATGCCGTAGATGATTACTTGGACTTCTGCAAGGAAGTAGGGAAAGAGCCAGAGCGACCGCAAATGAGTGAATGGATAAGCGTTAAAGACAGGCTGCCGGAAAAAGACGAGTATGTATTGTGTTTTTGCAATATCGGAGATGGATTTCAAGCGATATTTCACTACGGAAAAGAAAGAAAATTTAACGGGACCGCCGTCACCCATTGGATGCCGCTCCCTAAACCCCCGGAGGTGACCCCATGACAAAACAGCAACTAGTTGATGAATACGCCCGCGAACATCTTTGCGCGACATGCGAGTGGAAGAATGACAATATTTGCACGCTGCCGCGCTGCATGAAACTGAAAGAAAGGAGAGCCAATGACCAGAGAAGAATTCAACCAAAAGAAAGCGTGGCTGTGGAGATACCAACGCAGCAGGAATTGTGAACGACAGCTGCGCCAGCAGATACAGAGCGAACGTGAACGAGCAGCAGCGACAACTAAAGCATTATCCCCCGTTGTGGTGTCTGCCGGCGGTAAAAATAAAATCGAGGATGCCGTTTGCAGAATAATGGAGCGCCAAGAAGCTCTATACAAGCAGATTATTGACACCGAGATGCAAAGGGAAGAAATTGAAACCGCAATAAACTCTGTGCAAGACCAAATGCAACGGGACGTTTTGCGGGAACGGTATATTGTCGGCACACCGTATTGGTGGAAGATTGCTATAAATCTAAATATTTCCGAGCGATGGGCAAAAAAATTACACCGCGCTGCAATTGAAAATCTGTGCACTCCAGTTCACTTTTAACCTGCTATTATAGATATGCTGGATGATGTAGGACCGGGACAGCCTACGGCATAGCTAAAACCTCTTTTTTTTATTGTTTCAATTCTCCTATTCTTATAGCTGGCAGCCCGGAAAGACGGGCATTTTATATGCTGCGCCTGCCCGCATGAGGTCGAGCGCAACACCAAGGCCATGCAATGGGCTTGCCCGTAAGGGATAAACCTTTTCCACGTGTTTGCTGGCGGGTAAGTTCAGCGGAACCGTGCCGGGTCAAGGCTGGCGCTGTCACTCCGAATGCGGCGCTATTTTATATAAATGCAGCGGATGAAAAAAGCGTGTGGACAGCAGGCACGGTAAATTCTGACTGTATGAAAGCGTTGCGGATTTGCTACCCGCAACGGGTGAGACCGGCACAGCATAAACCGGTAGGGCGGGAAAGCGCTTTTCCTCCGGCGCAAAGGGGTTTTGGGGGAATCAAGCCTACACAAATTGTGTGGGCTTTTTGTGTTGCATAAAGGAGGAAGTTATGCAAGTTGTGATGAAATCGCTGGAAGAAATCCACCCATACGAAAACAACCCAAGAATCAATGACAAGGCAGCAGCGGCAGTCGCAAAAAGCATTGAAGCGTATGGTTTCAAAGTTCCGATTGTGATTGCGGCTGACGGAGAAATTGTATGCGGGCATACGCGATATAAGGCAGCGCAGGAACTGAAACTGAAAGAGGTTCCGTGCGTGATTGCGGACGACCTCACGCCGGAGCAAATCAAGGCGTTTCGGCTTGCTGACAATAAGGTTTCAGATGTCGCAATCTGGGATAACAAGAAGCTGCTGCAAGAGCTGGAAGAACTTGATGCGTTTGACGATGACGCTCTGTTTACTGGCTTTGAATTGGGGGGGCTGTTTGATAATACCCTTGATGAAAGCGACAAGGCAGCAGTGGAAAACAACGAGTTTGGCGTAATGTACGAGGCTGTTTTCAAAAGTGACAGCAAAGAAAAGCTGGAACGCCTGCAAAAATATTGGGAGGGTATGCAGGATGAAAGAGAAAACACTGATAGTGGAGATATCGGGGAAACGTCCGGGAACGAAACAGCAGCGCCCGACGGAGAAAAATAAAACCGTATACCCGCATATCATCATTTCTAACAATTCAGAGGGATACGACACCGATTGGGAAATTGTAAACGTTCCTAAAGAATATGAGGAATGGTATAAGTCCGTTGCAAAGACAAGCGACAATGCGTGGTATGCCCCGATGAACCGCAGCTATGCGATCAAGTACGCACGTGAACATGGGTACAGATATCTTATCCAGTTGGACGATAACATAACATTTTTAGAAATCGGGTACACGCGAAAAATCGACGACAAGACAATCAAGCGATACCGCGTCGAAAGCAGAGATGAAATGCTTGATGATTTCGTAGATACGCTTGTAACTGTGCTGGAATGCACTAATGCTGCAATGTCAGGCTGTACGCTATGCGGCGTAGCTGCTCCTGCGGATGATTATTTGTCGGAGAGATTTGTATATAGCTGCTTTGCATTGGATGTTGACAGATGCCCTGATTTATTCCAAGGTGACTTTGAGGACGACGTCGAGTTTCGCTTGAAACTAAAGCAAATGGGCGTCCCATCTGTTCAGGTTGCACCTTTGCGGTATAGCAAGACAGGGCAAGCGCAAAACAAAGACCTGACTGGATGCCGAAAAGCATATGCCGAAGCTGGTGTAAAACGTGGCGAGCATATGCGCAAACTGTATGGCAATATTTACAGCTGCGGAATGAGAAGCAAAAGCAACTGCATCACATCGCAAGCGGAAGCAGGAGCAGCCTATTTCAAGCACATTCTGAAACCGTTTAAGGTTGGCGTTCTTGTGAAAGATAAAGAGAAGATTGATACCCAAATGCAATTCATCTTCAAAAAATGGGCGAAAGAGCCTAAATGCTCTTGCAGAATCAAAGAAAAGCGGGTGAAAGGGTGAGAGAATGGCTCGCACAGGTAGACCCAAAAAGAACATAGACCAAAAACAGTTTGAAAGCCTATGCGGATTGCAATGCACCCTTGAAGAAATCTGTGGTTGGTTCGGCATAACGGATAAAACACTTAATTCATGGTGCAAAAAGACATATAACAAAACTTTTTCCGAGGTATTCAAGGAAAAGCGCAGCACGGGGAAAATATCGCTGCGCAGGCACCAGTGGAGGCTTGCTGAAAAGAACGCAAATATGGCAATTTGGCTAGGCAAGCAGTATCTGGGGCAGAAAGATCAAGTGGAGACTACAATCGCAGAGGGAGCAGTGCAAGATGATGGGCTGAGCGCAAGCCTAAGAGAACTGGCGAGGTCGTTAAAGAGCGATGGCGATCAGTGATAAGCAAAAAAAGATACTTGCGTTCCCATATAGTAATTATGACGCAATAATTTGTGATGGGGCTGTTCGCTCTGGCAAAACGTCTATCGAGACGTGGGCGTTCGTAAAATGGGCAATGGAGCGTTTTGACAATCAACGGTTTGGGATTTGTGGTAAAACCGTTGATAGCGCACAAAAAAATATTATTGTGCCGTTTATTTCCATGACTCTTGCAAAAGAGATATATACGCTCAAATGGAGACGTGCCGACAAGGTGCTTGAAGTTATCAGCAAAGACGGCAAACGCAACTATTTTGAGGTTTTCGGCGGCAAAGATGAATCCTCTTTTATGCTGATTCAAGGACGCACATTGGCTGGCGTGTTGCTGGACGAAGTGGCGTTGATGCCGGAATCTTTTGTAAACCAGGCTCTTGCCCGATGCAGTGTTGACGGCGCGAAAATATGGTTTAGTTGCAACCCAGGCAGTCCGCAACATTGGTTCTACAAAAATTGGATTATGCGCCGGGATGAGAGAAATGCGTTGTATTTGCAGTTTGCAATGACGGACAATCCAAGCCTGAGCCAAAAGACGCTTGAACGGTACAAAAATATGTATAGCGGCGTGTTTTACGACCGCTATATTCGCGGCTTGTGGGTTGTTGCAGAGGGCCTTGTGTACCCGATGTTTGATAACGTTGTACCAACAGTGCAGAGAAAATATGATACTTACTATATCGGCATGGACTACGGCATTTTGAACCCTACTGCAATGTTGTTAGTTGGGCATTGTGACGGCGTTTGGTACGTTGTAAAAGAGTTCTACCACAGCGGAAGAGAAACGAATCAGCAAAAAACTGACGCTGAATATTACGTGGATTTAAAGCAACTGGCGGGAGATTTGACGATTAAACGATTAATCGTTGACCCGTCTGCTGCTTCTTTTATTGCTCTGGTTGAAAAAGAACATAAATTCAAAATTTGGGATGCTGACAATACCGTTATTGAGGGAATCCAGCATGTGGCGCAGTGTATTGCGGATAAAAAGTTACTGGTAAACGACTGTTGCAAGCGCACGATACAGGAATTTGGGCTTTACCGCTGGGACGAAACCGCCCCGGAAGATAAAGTTATCAAAGAAAATGATCATGCTATGGATGCTTTGAGGTACGTTATTCAGACGGCAGGAATTTGGAGAAAATCTGCAACACAAACAGTAAATTGGCTGATTTAAAGGGGCGAGTATGAAGGTATACCAAAATTTAGAAAAACTTCAAAACGATGAAAGTGCCCGCCAGGAATTTGTGAAAGAGCTTGTACAAGAGCACAAGGGCTGTGAAAGATACAGAGTAGCACGGGATGCAGAAGCATATTACGCAAAACGCAACATTACGATTCTGAACTATCAAAAAATGCTGCGCACGGCAACTGGTGAAGCGGTAAAAGATGTGTGGTCGAGTAATTACAAGCTGACACACGGATTTTTTCGGCAGTTTGTGTTGCAGCAGGTGCAATATGTGCTTTCCAATGGCGTGACGTTTGGGAAAACCGATACAAAGGATAAGTTGGGGACGCAGTTTGACAACAGATTGCAAGATTTAGCAAAAAAGGCTTGTGTTGACGGCGTTGCTTTTGGCTTCTGGAATTATGACCATCTGGAAGTATTTAGCTTTGCAGACACTCCAAACAGCCCAGGATTTGCCCCGCTGTATGACCAGGATACACGAGCGCTGCGGGCAGGTGTGCGGTATTGGAGTTTTGAGGATGGCACAAAGCGCTGGACGCTGTACGAGCCAGACGGTTTGACAGAGTACATCCAGCGCGATAAAGAGAAAATGATGGTTTTGCAGGAAAAGCATCCATACAAGCGACAAATCAAGCGAACAGAAGCAGACGGCATCGTTGATGTTATAGGTGAGAATTATCCGGGTTTTCCGATTATCCCCATGTATGCCAACGATTTGCAGGAATCGGAGCTAATTGGTATCCGCCCAAGCATTGATTGCTATGACTTTATCATGTCGGGTATGGCAAATAACGTTGACGAAACAAGCGCTTTTTACTGGGTGCTGAAAGGCACCGGCGGCATGGAAGATGCTGATTTGGTGAATTTTGTCAATCGAATGAAGCAGCTGCACGCTGTTGTTCTTGATCGCGGGGTAGATGCGCAGGCAAACACTCTTGCGGTGCCCGTTGATGCCAACAAAATGCTGCTTGACTACTTGAAAGATGATATGTACGAGAACTCAATGCTTATGAATCCTGCAAAGGCACTATCTGGCAACATGACGGCCACAGCAATTCGACTGTCGTACCAGCAGCAGGACGATAAATGCGGCGATTTTGAGTATTGCATCCGCGGCTTCATTGCAAACCTGCTAAAAATCGTTGGCGTAGAAGATGAACCGTCTTTCAAGTGGAACCGCATTGCAAACCAGACTGAAGAGACGCAGATGGTTATGACGGCGGCAGAGTATCTTGACGACGAGGCCGTGCTTAACCACCTGCCGTGGCTGACGCCTGAAGAAGTAAAAGAGCTTTTGAAGCGAAAGGCGGCAGAGGAACTTGACCGTAGGAATAACAATCCGCAGCCTAATGAGCCGCAGAACCAGCCGGGAGAAGGACTGAACGGCAATGGCGAAACCTGATTACGCCCACAAACTGACCGACAAGGAGCTTGCAAAGCTGGAACAGCGCATCGCAAAGCTGTACAAAGAAGCTGCTGACGAACTGACCGACACGGTGAAAGCCTATTTTGAGCAATTCGAGAAGCGTGATGCAGCCATGAAAGAAAAGCTCGATGCAGGCGAAATCACAGAGCAGCAATACAAGCAGTGGCGGCTTGCGCAGATAGGGCGCGGAAAGCGTTTTGAAGCCCTGCGCGATAAAGTGGCAGAAAGGTACACCGATGCTAATGCAACGGCTGTGGCCTATGTCAATGACGCCACGCCGGGCATTTACAGCTTGAATCGCAATTATGCCGCTTACAAAATCGAGCAGGTTTCCGACAAAGCAGATTTTACGCTGTGGGATGAGCAGACCGTTAAACGTCTGATTGTTGAACAGCCAGACTTGATGCCGTACTACCCGCCAAAGCGGGCATTGCGGCGCGGAATTGACCTGAAATACGGCAAGCAACAGATTACCGCCAGCGTGACAAGCTCCATCCTGCAAGGCAAAAGCATACCGAAAATCGCCAACGATTTACAAAGCCGTATGCAGGATATGAACCGCACAAGCGCTATCCGAACCGCTAGAACGGCGGTTACAGCAGCGCAGAACGCGGGAAGGCTAGATACTTACCGCGCCGCACAAGACATGGGCATAAAGCTGAAAAAGCAATGGCTTGCAACGCTGGACAACCGCACCAGACACGCGCACGCGATGCTGGATGGTCAGACAGTTGACAATGACAAGCCGTTTAAAGTAGACGGCTATGAGATTATGTTTCCCGGCGATGCAAGCGCACCGGGCTATTTGGTGTATAACTGCCGATGTACTCTAATTGCAGCGCTTGACGATGTGCCAAAAACCCCGAACCCACTGCGCCGTGCACGCGACCCGGAAACGGGAAAGAGCATACTTGTATCGGATATGACCTATGCGCAGTGGGAAAGCTGGAAGGAAGGAGCTACGCAAAACGCTGGAAAGATTGAAAAATGAAAATCATCTTTGACGACCACAGCGCTGAAGTTTACAAAGAGCTTGAAGCGGCGTGCCAGCGGGCGCTTGAAAAGTGCGGGTTGGTAGCAGAGGGCTATGCCAAAAAGCTTGTAAACAGCCCAGGTAAAAAGGGCACAGGTTATTTGCGAAACAGTATCACGCACACAGTAAACATGGAAGAAAAGGCAGTGTACGTTGGCAGCCCGGTGTATTATGCCAGCTTCATTGAAATGGGAACCGGCGTATATGGGCCAGCGCACACAAGCGGATACTGGGTGTATGTTGTTGGCGGAACAAGCAATAAAAGCAAGCATCCCGGCAAGCGGTACACGCTGGAAGAAGCAAAACGTATTGTTGCTATGCTGCGCAACCAGAAACCGCCTGTTGAGGCGTACTACACAAACGGGCAACCGGCAAAACCATTTATCAAGCCTGCTGTCGCTAACCATGCAGAACAGTACCAAAAAATTATTAAGCGAGAGCTGAAAAACGATTGACGTTTTCCGGCTCTTTTTATTGGGAGGAAAGCACATGAAAAAGATTCTTTATATCGCAATCGCAGTTATGGCCTCAGCTTTGCTTTTGTGCGGCTGCTCCGAAGCCGCTAGAGCAAACTCCAATATTTCTAAACAGGCCGATTACTTTGAGAGTGAACGAAAAATCACCGTATACAACGCCAGAACAGACAAGGTCATTATGGAAGCCGAGGGGTATATGTCTATCTCCAACAATTCCAGCAATGAGCTTGTCTGCACTGTAAAGGTTGGCCCTGATACTTACAGGAAAAATTACATCTACCTAAACAGCTACACAATGTATGTTGTCGAGGATATTACAGGAACACACACAGATCCGTATCATTACAAGCTGTATTTCCACACAAATGTGTTGCCCAGCGTTGAAGTGAAACCGTAAAAGGCAAGGTTACATAGCAACTACCGAGATTTTATCGGCGGTTGCTATTTTTATACGCAAAAACAGCAAAGAACCGCTGTTTTTATATAAACGCGAATGTCGAAGAACTGACACCGAAGAAAAGGAGCGGAAACATTGGCTATTACTCGCAAGCTGCTTAAAGGTATGGGGCTGACCGAAGAGCAGCAGGACACTATTATTGAAGCCCACACTGACACCGTAAACGGTTTGAAAGCGGACGTTGACCGCTATAAAGCCGATGCGGAAAAACTTCCCGGCGTTCAAAAGGAACTGGACGACCTGAAAGGCAAGGGCGATGACGGTTACAAAGAGAAGTATGAATCCGAGCACAAGGCTTTTGAGGATTACAAAACCAGCGTGGCCGCCGAAAAGACTACTGCTGCCAAAGAAAAGGCATTGGAGACCGCCCTAAAGAAAATCGGCATTGCCGACAAGCGAATTGCCACTGTTGCCAAGATGGCAAAGGCAGATGGTTTTCTGGATGCTTTGGAGCTGGACGAAAACGGCGCGGCGAAAGACGCCGCAAAGTTTGAAACCAGTTTGAAAGACGGTTACGGCGAATTTGTTGTAACTACCAGCACTCAGGGCGCGAACACGCCGAACCCACCTGCCGGAAACGGCGGCAGTGGTTCCATCACGGCAGAAGCCTTTAAAAAGATGGGCTATGCCGACCGACTGAAACTCAAGAAAGAAAGCCCGGAACAGTATGCCGAGCTTGCAAACAGCAAAGGAGATTAACACATGGCAGATACTATTTTGACCAAGCTTGCAGACCTGATCGACCCGGAAGTCATGGCCGATATGATTTCGGCTAAAATCCCTGACAAAATCCGCGTGGCACCTTTTGCAAAAATGGATGACACCCTTGCCGGCGTGCCCGGCGATACCATTACCGTGCCGTCTTACGGTTACATTGGCGACGCCGAAGACGTTGCAGAGGGCGTTGACGTTGACATCGACAAGATGAGCACCAAGGACAAGAAGTACAAAATCAAGAAGGCCATGAAGGGCGTTGGCCTGACCGATGAAGCTGTGCTGTCCGGCTACGGCAACCCTGTTGGCGAAGCCAATGCGCAGCTGGCGCTGTCTATCGCTGCTAAAATCGACAATGACTGCATGGAAGCCTTGCAGGGCGCTACGCTGGTGTATGACGGCACTGCTGCCGCTATCAAGTACAGCGGCGTTGTGGATGCTATCGACGTGTTCAACGAGGAGATCAACAGCGACAAGGTCATGTTCATCAACCCCAAGCAGATGGCTACCCTGCGCAAGGATGCTGACTTTATCAGCGCTGACAAGTATCAGGCTGGCGTTGCTGTCACCGGCGAAATTGGCAAGATCGCCAACACCCGCGTTGTCGCATCCCGCAAGGTTCCTTCTATCGAGTATGAGAAGGACAACAGCACCGGCACCATTGAGATTGTCGCTGATACTACCGCCGAAACCTCCACCAAAAAGCATCTGGCGACCATCCAGCCGCATTGCGCTGCTGCACTGGTTGTCGGCGATAAGGTCAAGGCTGCTGCTACCGCCTATTACGCTTGCCCCATCGTCAAGCTGAACGAGGACAGCGAGACTGAGGACGATGTCCCCGCTCTGACCATCTACCGCAAGCGCAATATCAACGTGGAGACCGAGCGCAAGCCGCGTAACCGTTCCACCGAGATCACCGCTGACGAGTTTTACGTTGCGGCTCTGACCAACGAAGCCAAAGTCGTGCTGGCAAAGTTCAAAAAGTAATAAGGGGGCAGCGTAATGCTTGAAGAATTGATGCGAGAATGCCGGAACTGGTTTAAGGTTCCGGATGGCGCGTACAGCGGCACATTTACCATCAAGGACGGCAGCATTACGCTGCCTTTTTTAGTTGAGGGGCAATATTTCCGCATTATCGGGAGCGTGTTCAACGATGGCGTGTACCAGTACGGTGCTGGCGGCTTGTCCGATGAAACGTTTGACGGCGCTGTGTGGGCGCTTGCTGTGCCCGCTGCCTTTATTTCTCTGGTTGAGGATGTGGAAGCATGGCGCAACAAGTATGAGAGCGCCGCAAACAGCCCATTTCAAAGCGAGAGTTTTGCGGGGTATAGTTACACCAAATCGAGCGCAAACGGCAGCTCCGGCGGCTCTGTGACGGGCTGGCAGGGCGTGTTTGCGTCCCGGCTAAACAAATGGAGAAAGCTATGAGCCTTTTAGATGATTTTTCGCGCAGCTGCATCATTATGGACAAACTGACAAAGCCTGACGGCGAGGGCGGCTATTCTACCGAGTGGCGCGAGGGCGCAGAGTTTTCAAATTACGTCGCATTTGACAGCAGCCTTGAAGCACGGCAGGCCGAAGCGCAGGGTGTGACCAGCGTGTATACCGGCATTGTGCGGAAAGATGTGCCCATCGAGTACGGCAGCGTGTACAAGGATGTGACGACCGGGGCATATTTCCGGGTCACGAGCCGCCCGGAAGAAAAGCGAGCCCCGGCAAGCGCTTCCCCGATGCTGCAAAACCTAAAAAGTTTTACGGCTGAACGATTACGGGAGGGATTGCTGACATGACAAAGGGCGCTGCATTACAGCAGTTTTTCGGGCAGTTTATGACCGCATACGCCAGCAACGCCGTGCCGGATGACGCTGTACTCCCCTACTTGACCTATGATGCTGTGTTTGACGCATGGGGCGGCGGTGCGGTATCGCTGACGGTCAACATGTGGTTCCATACCACGAGCGAAGCGGTGCCCAATGCAAAGGCGCTTGAGCTTTCGGACGCGCTGGGCATTGGCGGCGTGACGCTGCCGGTAGATGGCGGCTTGATTTGGTTAAAACGCGGCTCCCCGTTCTGCCAATCGCTGGCAGATGACACAGACAAAAACCTAAAACGGCGGTACATCAACGTTACCGCCGAATTTTTATGCCTAAATTGAGGTGAAAGCATGAAATTTACTCGTATTCCTGAATCTGCGTTTAAGGAACTGGTCTTGAACGCTGGTTATCTTGCAACTACGTTTGACCCGGCTGCCGGTACGGCGCCGGAAGAAAGTGCGCTGCTGGGCGCTACGACCGGCGGCATCAACTTTACGGCTGTGCCGAGCTTTACCGACTTCGGCGAGGATATCGACAACTGCCCCAAGAACATGAAAGAGCTGAAGCAGATTGAATCGTGGGAAGTCAAGTGCAGCGGCACTTATGTTTCGGCATCGGCAGAAAATGCCAAGAGCATGCTTGGCGCTGCGGATGTTACGACCACTTCCAAGGTTTCCAAAATCACGCCACGCAACGACCTGAAAGACAGCGACTTTACCGATTTGTGGCTGCTGTGCGATTATTCGGACAAGCACGGCACTACGAACGGCGGTTTCTGTGCCATTCACATGCTGAATACGCTGTCCACCGGCGGTTTCAGCTTGCAGACGGGAGACAAGGAAAAAGGCCAGATGAGCTTCGAATACACGGCGCACTACTCCATCACCGCGCAGGACACTGTGCCGTGCGAGGTGTATATCAAAGCAGGAGAGGATGAAGCCTAATGCGGATTTTTTCTGAACTTAGCACTGATGAAGCGCTGGAAGTCGTTTTGCAAATCGCGCAGCCCATCACAAACCTTATTGACGATGAAGCACTTGTGAAAGAGATGCAGAAAGCGATGCCGAAGGGCGAAACGACCCGCATTGCAATGCAGCGTTTCGGCCTTGCAAAAATCGTTAAGCTGCTGAACATTGCGTTGAAGCAGCACCGCGAGGATGTATACGCAATCCTTGCACCGTTTAACGGACTGACAGTGGAAGAAATCGGCAAACAGAATTTCCTTATCACCTGCAAGCAAGTTTACGTCCTGGTGAACGATAAGGGCTTTGTTGATTTTTTCAAATCGTATCTCGGTGGCGGGCAGAACAAGTAATCCCTGTACTGCTGAAAATGCCGAAACTGAGCGCAAAGGCGCTTGTGTCGGCGCTGCCTTACGCTTTAAAAGCTGATTTTGAAGAGCAGATGTACAAGGTATACATGACAGACAGTGCGTGGAGCCTTGTGGTAGCTGTTACAGGCGTAAAGGACAGGCCAGCGAGATATATTGACATTATTCACCCGCCCAAAGTGGATACGCGGACACCAGAACAGGTGCAGGCGGATTTCAAAGACTTTGCGGCGCGGCATGGATTGAAAGAAGCAGAGAAAAAAGTCGCCCAAACAGAGGGCGGCTAAATTTAGAAACAATTTTTGATAATGGCTTTATAGGTTGGCTCGTCAACTTCCAACAGGAAGCGCTTGCCGCTGTAACGCCATTGCGGGTCATCTATAAGCTGTATAACAACCTGATAAACGCCTTTTTGCTTGGCAGTCATTGCACCGGCAACCATGCCAGCACCACCAAACAAAGCACCGCCGACCATGCCGCGCATAACGCCGGAAGCCATAGACGTTTTGTGAGTTTCATCTACCACAGAGTAACCGGCAACAGTACGGCTGTTTAGTTCAAGTGCTGATAGACCACCAACGTCCATAGAGACTTTGCCAAATGAAACAGACACTTTTTTGCCCATAAAATCACCGGCGATTACCGCATTTTTTGCTTTTGTCATAAAAAACACCTCCTATTGATTAGAATACAGCAAATAAAGCAAAAATTCAAGAAGGGAGTGATAAATTGGACGTTTTTAATTTATATGCAAAATTAAGTCTGAACACAGACGACTATGAAAAAGGCGTTGAAAAGGCAAAAGGCGGCGCATCGTCTTTGATGGACGTGTTTAGCGGTACGCTGCTTGGAAATGTTGTCTCAGACGGCTTGCGGACCGTAGCCAACGGCATTACGGAAATCGGAAAAAACGCTGCAAACATGGCCGTGTCAATCGGCAAGGCATCGTTGGACAGTTATGCAGACTACGAACAGCTTGTAGGTGGCGTGGAAACGCTGTACAAAGATAGCGCGGGAATCATAGAGAACTACGCAAAAGACGCATACAAGAATGTGGGTCTTTCAGCAAATGATTACATGGAAACATCCACATCGTTTGCGGCGGCACTGGTTTCAAGTTTGAGCGGCGACACAGAAAAAGCCGCTGAAATGGCAAATACTGCAATTTCGGATATGTCCGATAATGCGAACAAGATGGGCACTAACATATCGTCCATCCAAGACGCATACAACGGCTTTGCGAAGCAGAACTACACGATGCTGGACAACCTGAAACTTGGCTACGGCGGCACGCAGGCTGAGATGAAGCGGCTTATCAAAGAAGCTGCTGCCATGACGGACACGCAGAAAGAGCTTGGCGTTACGGTTGATTCCAACAGTATGTCTTACGCAAACATTGTGCAAGCGATTCATGTAGTGCAGGCAAACATGGGCATTATGGGAACTACCAGCAAGGAAGCTGCAACTACAATTCAAGGCAGTACAGCGTCGATGAAAAGCGCTTGGGAAAATCTTTTGACCGGAATTGCAGACCCGGAGCAAGACTTTCAAGCCTTGGTGGACAACCTTGTTGACAGCGTTATTACTGCCGGAAACAACATTATACCGCGCATCAAAGAAATTGTGCCTACTTTGATTGATGGTTTGAGCGAACTGGTCACACAGCTTGCGCCTTATGTAAGCGGCGTGATTATGGAGCTTGAACCGACTATTGAAAAGGGCTTGCAGGCTCTTTTCGGCGGGTTAAGCAGCGTAGCAAGTGAATTGCAGCCCATTGTTGCTGATGTGTTCTCATTTTTTGGCGATGCAATTATTTCCGGGCTGACAAGCGCGATTGAAAACTCTGACTTTTCGTTCTTGCTTGACATTTTTGATAATGTTAAAACAGCAGCTGAAGAAGTCGTGCCTGTAATTGAAGAAATCGCACCAGCACTTGTGACGGTTGGTGCAGCTGTAAAAGGCTGGCAAATCGGGACGAAAATCCAAAAAATGGCAACGGCCTTTGACGAAGCCAAAGTTGCTGTTTCTTTGTTCAGCATGGGGCTTTCTGACACGGAAATTGCACAGGGTGCGCTCAATAGCACATTAAAGGCATCCGAAGTTCTTGCCGGATTGCTTACAGGGAAGATTTCTCTTATGACGTTGGCACAGGCGGCAGCGGCAAAAGCGCAAGCCGCTTTTAATGCGGTTTTGGCAGCAAACCCAATTACACTGGTTGTGGTTGCAATTGGCGCACTGGTTGGTATTTTGGCTGTGCTGTATGCGAAGAACGAAGATTTCAGAAATTCTGTAAATGGCGTTATTGAAAACATCTGGGCAAAAATCGAAGAGCTTGTAGCATGGGTGCAGCCTTATGTTGAAGCGGCTATGCAGGTTATTGGGCAAGTCGTTACACAGGTCATTACAGATTTGACCCCAGTCATACAGAGCATCGGTGAAGCGTTCAGCGCTGCATGGAGCCTTGTACAAACTGTATGGGCATGGGCAAGCGCATTCTTTCAGGCTATCTTCCAGGCAATTGTTGTTATCTTTGCGCCATTTGCACCGATTATCAGCGGCTTCTTCCAGGGCGCGTGGATCATTATTCAAAGCATCTGGAATGTTGCGGTAAGCTTTTTCCAGACTGTGTTTAATTTGATTACCGGCGTGTTTTCTACAATTGACGCTGTGTTGTCTGGTGACTTTCAGGGCGCGTGGGAGTCGATTCAAGGCATCTTTGAAGGTGCGTTTGACTTTTTCTCTACGGTCGGCCAGAACGTTGTTGAGGGCATCAAGGGCGGCATTGCGGCTGTTTGGGGTGGTCTTGTCAGCTTCGTGCAGGGCTTGTGGGATGGCATCAAGAGCATTTTTGTCATCAATGCAAGTGATGTGAAAAACAACACGGGGTCTGACGGCAGCCACGCAGGCGGCATGGATTATGTTCCCTATAACAACTACGTTGCAAATCTGCATCGCGGTGAGATGGTGCTGACAGCCGATGAAGCGGACAACTACAGACGCGGTAAGGGCAGCGGCAGCGGTTTTACCCTGACGCAAAATATTTACGCGGCAAAGCAAACGCCGGTTGAACTGGCAGCAAGTACAGCAGCGTATTTTCAGCGGGCGAGGTGGGCGATATGAGTTTTTTAAGCAAGACTTTTAAATACGTCAACTCGCTGGGGCAGTCTATCGTGTTTGACTATGATCATGGTTATCTTATCAGTAAGCCGGATGGCATTGATACAATTTCGGTCACTGCCAACACGGCGCAGGGCATCGGTCAAGTAGGCGCTACGGTGCAATCCAAGGCCATTCAGACGCGGCCTATTACCATCAATGGCAGAGTTATAGGCAAAGACGCGCAAGCGCTGAAAGACGCGCTTATGACCGTTATTCGGCCTGACCTGACCGGTGTGTTATATGCCGGAGACTGGCACATAGATGTTATTGTAACGGCATCGCCTACCATTGGCGCATCAAAACACGGTGCGCCGTTTCAGCTCGGCCTGCTTGCCCCCTACCCGTATTGGGAAAGCGGCGAACGAAAGGCAATGCAGCTGCGCGGCGTGCAAAAAGGTTTTAAATTCCCATGGAATATCAGCAAAACGTATTATTTCGGCAAAGTCATTGTGCTGAAATACATTGTATTGCAGAATTTCGGGCAGTTTGATGTGCCGTTTATTCTGGAAATCAATTGCGTTGGCGAGACGGCAACAAACGTAGGCATTGAAAACATGCTGACAGGTGAAGTGTTGCGGCTGGAAAAAACGCTTGTGGAAGATGAGCGTGTCGTTATCAAGACATCGCACGGGAAAACAACGGTCACAAGCTCTAAGGACGGTGACTGCCGGGGTGCACTTACGCTTGAAAGTACGCTGTACAGAATCCATACGGGCGACAATGCGTGGAAACCTACTGCGGACAGTGGGCTTGAAAACGTTGAGATGAGTGTTTCGTTTGCGGAAGAAAGTGCGGGTGTAACGGTAATATGAGATTAGAGCTGTTCTCCCCTGACCTTAGTAACCGACACGAAATCACACACGCGATCAGCAGCGAATTCAGCGACTACTATAACGATGTGGGAAAATTTACGGTAGTTTTACCGATGGATGATTACAACATCGGGATAGTGGAGCTGGATGCTGTTTTGTACATTGTAGAGCGAAAACTTGCGTATACGGTGGAAGAAATACAGTTCGATTGCGATAACAGCGAAATCACGTTGAACGGTTACAGCCTGAACAACAAACTGAACCGGCGTGTTATTGCGGCAACTGCCAGCATTGCCAACGTGGAAACAGATGTATACAGCGTTATTACTGCCAACCTGCGCGGGCTGCCTGTACTGCTGGCAGAGAAAAAAGGCTTGACAGAAACCGTGAAAGCAACAGAGGTGTACGGGGATGAACTGTTAAACTGCATACAGCCGATTTTGACAGATGCCGAGATTGGAAACCGAATGGTTTTGGACTACAGAGCCAAAACGGAAACGTTTGAATTGTATAAGGGAGTTGACCGTACAGAGGGATTAAACGCGGTCCTTTTTGTGCAGGAACGCGGAACAGCGCCCGGACTGGTAGTTGACAAGGATATTTCTGAATACAAAAATGTGTGCTACTGTGAAGCGCAGTACAAAGACGGTACAAAGTTTGTGGTGCAGGCTGGCACGGCCAGCGATGCGGAACGGCGCGAACTATGGGCGAGGTTCAGCGGAGACGCACAGCAGGATGGCGAGACAAACGCTGCGTTTCAGACGCGCGTTAAGCAGTATGCAGCGTTGCAGCTAGGTAGCCATTTGAACCGAAACGGATTTGACATTGACGCGGACGGCGATGAACTGGGCACGGCATATAATGTCGGAGATTTGGTTTGGTGCGTTTCTTTGCGGCTGGGTGTAAAGTACAAGGCAAGAATAACGGCGGCAAAGTATTCACAGGATGCAAACGGGTCGAGCGTTAAGCTGGTTATTGGCGACCCGATTTTAACAGTGTTGAGGTGAGACAGTGGCAGAAATTAAAAATTTCCCGAATAATGTTGACGAATACATCGGGGCACAAAATGTCATGAAGTGGCTGCACGGGCGTACAAGCGGCGTTTTTGGCGCGGATGGCAATTTAAGTGTTACTGCAAACGGCAATATGACGGTAAGGGTATCGGATGGTGTTGGTTGGCTTGCAAACGACAAAGCAGACGGTACGGTTTTTTGGAATGATACCAAAGAACAGACCGGCAGCGAGTTACAGCTGACAATCCCGCTGGCGAATGCTGTATCGCCGCGTATTGACCGTGTTGTTGTGAGTTGGGACACAGTAGACTATGCAGCAAAACCGCGCATTGAAGTGCTGAAAGGTACGGCGGCTTCTACACCTGTTGCACCGGCACTGACAAACAATAGTCTGTTGCGGCAGATTTCGCTTGCACAGATTGCAATTCCTGCGGCAGCAAGCAAAATCACGTCGGCCAATATTACCGATGAACGACTTGACAGCACAGTATGCGGGCTTGTGACTGACTGGGTGAGCGTAGATACTACCACCATGCAGCAGCAATTTAAAGAGTTTCTGCAGCAGATTAAAGAGGAACTGAACGACATCAACGCCGGAACTGCTACCATGCTACGCAGCACCTACGACCCTCAGGGGCGGCGGACGGATATTTTTAAAGCCATCGACGAGGTTTCCAACATCTACTATGCCACGCTGACGCTGGGCAGGTGGACGGCTTGCAGTAGCGCAGACCAGGCCAAAGGCCTGCTGTACCAGCAGACGGCTACGCTGACCTGCGCGAACAGCCATGCGCCGGTGGTGACGGCTGCCAGCGAGTTTTTGTCCGGCATCGGCTACGACAAGACCGGGGTGCCCGCTACCGATGATGTGCTGGATGAAGTGCAGGACATCATCAACGACGGCGTGACGGTCACGGCGTACAATTCGGTGCTAGTTAAGGTAAAAGAAAAGCCCACCGCCGAGATCCGGGCGCGGTGGGTTATTCAAAGCTGATGGAGGTTTAGCATGAAACATTGTAAGAAATCTGCGGCATGTGCTGCGCGGGGTGGCTGCTGATGGGAGTAGCACCGAGGATTCCGGGAGGCGGGACATCTAAAAAAAGCACTGAACTGACAAATATTATTCCGGCAATGAGCTCTAATTCACAAAACGGTTATAAAGTTAGCATGAAGTCTTTAAGCGGAAATGATGCTAGCGCTGGAGCCGCCTGGTATATGTTTAACCACAATTATCGCGTTTATAACTGGAATGAAAACGGGTATAACGAAAACGTATGCCATTTTGGTTCTGGAAAAGATGGGCAGATTGACATCGAATTGCCAGAACCGACGGCTGTACATGCTGTTTTTGTTATTGGCCCTAATTATAGCAGTTACGGTGTGAACGGGCCAACAAGTGCTGAACTTTATTTCTCGAATGATGGCACAAATTTTACCAAAGTTGATGATGCAGTGAATATCCGAAAAAATAGTTACGCACAGTTGCCGATGCTTGGTGATCAAATCAATATGTGCCTAAATCCTAGTAAGCATAAATATTATCGCATTGTCGTATATAGATCTGCCGAATATGTTGCCGTAAATGCAATTATATTGCTCTAATTTGTACACCAAGAATTCAACAAAAAGGAGCTGAAAGATAAAAAAATGAAAATCTACGATGAAATCACCAACGAGGAACTGACCTCTCCCGACCTGTCAGCCGGCTATCTCTACACCGCCCGGCGGGTAGCCGAGCATGTGCCGGAGAGCCGGGAAGTGATGCAGGGCACTGTCACCGAGGACGACCCCAAAGGCCTTGAACACATCATCTCCGGCTACGATGTGTACGAGGACTGCCAGCTGTACCACCGCTACACCGTGGCCGAACTGGCCAAGCGGCAGCAGGCGGAGATCGAGGCGAGCACCATTGTGCTGGACGATGCGACCAAACTCTCCCTGATGTTGGCCGAGATCCCCACCGAGGCCAAGCCCACCATGCCCCCGAAACTGGGCTACAAGTGGGTGCCGACCTACAGCGGCACGGCGGGTTTTGCGTGGGAACTGCAGGAAGACCCCAACGCCTACGGAACCAACGACCGCCCGCTGTACTGGGTGGACGGCATGACCGTCTGCACAGGCTACTACTACACCGACGGCGACAAACTGTACATGGCCCTGCAGGACGGCGCGGCCCCGGCGCTTGATGACACAGAATGGTTTGAGGTGATGTAATGGCATTGCATGAAGTACAGCTGAAAGGATATAGTGTTAGACCCGGCAACTTATCACTTGGCACTTTTGACAGTTACGGTATCGAGCAGCTGCATGTGACGGCAGATGACAGTTGGGATGGGCTGGACATTCTGGCTGTATTCCACGCGCCGGACGGGACTGCGACAAAGGTTGTTGTTGGGGCAGACGGTATGCTTGCCGTACCGCCGGAAGCTACGGCGAAGCAGGCAGGCGTCGGCAGAATTGTTTTTGTCGGTCTTGCGGAAAACGTGCAGCGCATTACTGTGGATATTGGATACAATATCAAGCCGCACTCTGACATCGAGGGAGACAACCCCGGCACGCCGACGCCGGATGTTGTGCAGCAGATTCTTGCCAACTCGAACAATGCCGTCAGCATTGCCACTGCGGCGCAAGACGCCGCCGAGAACGCCCGCCAAGCCGCTGAGGATGCGGCCAAAAAGGCGGGCGAGGGAGCGGGCGGCGCTGCTGCAAGTGCAGCGGCAGCCAAGAAGAGTGCCGAGGACGCGGCAGCATCCAGCGAGAGCGCGGCTGGCAAGGCAGAGGCGGCTGAATCCTCTGCCAACGCGGCTAACGAGAGCGCCAAAGCAGCTCAGACCGCACAGGGCAGCGCCGAAAATGCTGCTCAGACAGCCGATAATGCAGCGGGTGTCGCTGGACAAGCTGCTGGCGAGGCCGCACAGAGTGCAAATGCGGCTGAAACTGCCAAGCAGAGTGCAGAGGACGCAGCAAAAAAGGCGCTTGAAGCAAAAACGGGCTCGGAAAACGCCCTGCAAGATGCTGACGCAGCAAAAGATGCCGCAAGTGGCTATGCCGATGCTGCGGCAAAATCAGCCACAGCAGCAGCGGCCAGTGAGAAAAAAGCAGCAAAATCCGAGAACAGCGCTGCTGATAGCGCGGCGGCGGCCAAAAAGAGCGCGGCAGATGCCGACAACACTGTCAACAGCATCAAGGATTCTATGGCACAAATTTCCGAGAACAAGGAGGCAGTTAGTCAGCTAAAGGAAGATTTAGGTAACATCATTTCTCCTAATCTTTTTAATCCGGCAGCGGCAAAAGCAAATGTGGCTATAAGTTCTGGTGATGGCAGCGAAATGAACGGATTTAGCGGATGGGAAGCTACAGACTATATCCCAGTATCTAAAGGAGATGTACTCTATTTTAGCGCAAACAATGAACCAACCTATTACAGCACAGGCGCTTTTTATGACGCTCAAAAGAAGTTTATAAGTGGATTTGGCAACCCTAATAATAATAATATAGCAGTCACATCTGATGGGTACGCAAGATTTTCTTTCGATTCAAAAAAAGAAAAGTTGCAGATTGAAAACGGTTTGAGAACCACATATGTTCCATATGGTGAGGTTAAAGTCAAAGCCGAAGTAAGCAAAGTCAAAGCCGAAGTAAGCAAAGTCAAAGCCGAAGTAAGCGAAGTCAAAGCCGAAGTAAGCGAAGTCAAAGCCGAAGTTGTAAAAATACAGGAAGACCATTCAAACCTTTTTAACAAAAATGCTGTTGTAAAAGGTGCTGTGTTATCAGATAGCGGCTACTTTGATACTTCCTTTTCATCATGGGATTCAAGTGATTACATTCCTGTAAAACCGGGAATGGTTCTCTATTTCAGCAGTAATGAACTCCCTATCGGTGTTGCAAGTACCGGAGCATATTTTGATGCAGATAAAAAATATTTGTATGGCATAAACAATGAACCTACCGTATTAACAGTTCCCGATGGTGCGTATTATTTGAGATTCTCTAAAAATGGAGGTCTTGGAGATACTCTTAACACTTTGAAAATCGAGCAATATGGAATTACTAAATTTACTCCGTATGGAGAGCTTTATGTTACAGTAACTGAATCTGCATTGCCGAGTTCAATTATTCCAAAGTGGAAAGGATTAAAGATTCTTACACTTGGAGATAGTATCACCGCTATGGGCGGTGTAAACGGATGGACGCATTGGATTAAACAGTATCTCCTTGCTGACAAGGTTGTGAATGTGTCCGTTGCGGGTTCTACATGGCAAGATAAGGTTGCTAATCAAACCTATGACGGAAATCCACAGCCATCTACGGATGGCAATGTAATGGGAAATCAAGTACAGAAAGTGCTAAACGCAAAATCAAATGGTGATGCAGATTATCAGGACTTTGATGTTATTACATTTTCGTTTGGAACAAATGATTCTGTTGATTTCTCTGTGCAGACAAAAGAAAGTGTAGAGAACCAGTTTATCACGAATTACGCTCAGAACAACTTTACTGTTGTGCCTATTGATAACGTAAATCGTCAGACATTGGCAGGTTCTATGCGGTATGGATTTCAGAAGTTGCATGAGGCTTATCCGAATGCCGTGATATTTATGTGTACGCCAACCCAAGAATGTTATGAAACTTTCGATAGCATTTACCAGAAAGGTGATTTCATCAATTTTGTTGCCGATAGGCTTGGAGCAGAAACAATCGACACTCGCAGATGCGGAATCCGAAACATCTACGAAAGCCAAACAACGATCGATTATGACCATCCTGAACAATCTGGTGTTGCACCAATTCAGACTGATTTGCTTGACGGTATTCATACAAACGAAAACGGTGCAAAGAAGATTGCAAAATACAATGCAAGGGAAATCATGAAATATTTCATGATTAACTAAAGGAAGCTTTAGCTGACTAACAAACAGAAAGGACAACAAATCATGAGACTTTCAAACGGTGAGGTTCTGCTGCACTGGCCGCTTGACCTGCACGTTTTAACGCAGGGCTGGTACTACAACGACGGCAGCTTGCATCAGGCCGCCGACTGGCGCACGCAGAACGGCACGGACTACAAGCGCCCGGTCTACGCGGCAGAGGACGGCACGGTTGACCAGGTGCAGGACTGGGACGGCCACACAAAAACCGGGATGCAGAGCTATGGCAACATGGTGCGCATCAAGCATGACCCCTACAAGGGAAAGACTTTACAGACGCGGTACGCGCACCTGAGCAGCTATTGCGTCAAGGTTGGGCAGAAGGTCAAAGAGGGCGAACTTATCGGCTATTCTGGCGTGACCGGGAATGTGTTTGGTGCGCATCTGCACTTTGAAGTTATCCTGAACGGCAAGCGCACCAACCCGCTGGTGTGGCTTGACAGCGACTTCACTACGGCAAGTGGGCAGGTGTTTACATACCGCGCCGGAGAACATGCTGTGGAAAAGCCTGCGGATGCTGCACAGCCCAACAGTGAGGAAGTGCTGATTGATGTATCCCACCACCAGGGCGCTATCGACTGGGCGAGTGTTCCCTACCGCGCCATTGTTCGCATTGGCTATCGCGGCTACGGCAGCGGAAAGCTTATGAAAGACGATCAGTACGATGCTAACCTTGCAGGGGCAAAAGCAAGCGGAAAGCTGTTCGGCTTTTACTTTTTCTCGCAGGCCATCACGGTGGACGAAGCCCGCGAGGAGGCAGACTTTTGTGCAAGCCTTGCACCGGCTGGCTACCCGCTGTTTTTTGACAGCGAATGGGGGCACACGACCGAGACCGGCACACACGATGGCCGAGCAGACAACCTGACGAAAGACCAGCGAACGGCAATCGCAATGGTGTTTTGTGAGAGAGCCAAGACGCACGGATTCACGGCAGGTATTTACACATTCACGGCCTTTGCAAGCGCGAACATCGACTACGCCTACTTGTGTGAAGATTACATCGGCTGGCTTGCCGACACGCGTACAAATTACGACAAGACGCTGCCGCGATACATCCACCAATACGGGCAGGGCAGCGTCGCAGGTATCACCGGCGTGGTTGACCTTAACCATTTAGTTAAGACCCTGCCTGCAGTGGACAAGCCTGCAAGCAAGTTACAGGTCATTACGGTAGGGCCGGTCTCACAGGGCGATGCAGATGCAATCTACTTGCTGTGCAAGGAACGCGGCCTGACGGATGCCGGGCTGTATAAAAGCGAATGGGCGGAGGTGTGATGCCGATGCAGCACGTATTTTCGTTTACGATTGCGGAAGCCTGGGCGTTTTTGATTTACGCGGCGGGGGCTGCTGCCGGGCTGTATGCCGGGGGCGTGGCTATCAGCAAAGTGATTACCGCGGTGAAAAAGCCAAAGACAGACCAGGATGAACGCATTACAAAGCTTGAAGCGCGGGTGAACGCTATGGAGGGCTTTTTGAAAAACGACAAATTGCGGCTTGACCGCATGGATGAGGGGCAGCACGTGACCATGCAGGCGCTGCTTGCCCTGCTTGACCACAACCTTGACGGAAACAACATTGACCAGATGCAGAAAGCAAAGGAAGCCTTGCAGAAGCATCTGATTGGCTGAAAGAGGGTGCATATTGTATGAACGATTTTATCAAGAATCTGGCAGCGCTTATCAAGGTAAAAACCATTGTAACGCTGGTTGTAGTTGCGGTTTTTGCGGTGCTGGCGCTGCAGAGCAAATTGCAGCCGGACACGGTCATGACCATTGTGACAATGGTCGTGGCCTTTTATTTTGGCACGCAGACCGAAAGCAAGAACAAGAAGGATGAGTAATCATGCCAAAGTTTGATTTTGTCGGCGGTTTGCTGACCGATGAAGAAACGGATGTTTTGCAGCTTCGGCGGCGCGGCTGGCGCAATGCTGATATTGCGGCAGAACTGAATTGCAGCGAACGCACGGTAAAACGGCGCGTACACAGCATCAAAAACAAAATAGGCTGATTTAATGGGCGCGGCTGCTTTTGTGGTCGCGCCTTTTTTATTTTGTCCCAAAGACGGCACAATGTTGGCACTTTACTGGCCTACGTTGCGCCGTCTTTTTTTGTACAATTAAGGAAAAAGGAGCGGTGAAGATGGCATACAGGCAAATCAACCTAAACCCAGAGCAAAAGCGCGTTGGCGATTGTACCGTCAGAGCCATTGCAGCCGCAACGCATCAATCGTGGGCGGCTGTATATGCGGCGCTGGTGTTGGCAGGATTTGAACTGCATGATATGCCGTCTGCAAACTATGTTTGGGGCAGCTATTTGCGGCGATGTGGTTGGAAGCGTTACACGCTGCCAAACAGTTGCCCGGATTGTTACACAGTAGCGCAGTTTGCAAAAGACCACCAGGACGGCACGTACATTTTGGCTATGGCTACGCATGTTGTGTGCGTGCAGAATGGGGATTGGCTGGATACATGGGACAGCGGAGATGAAGTGCCGCTGTACTACTGGCAGAAAGGATGATTGACTATGGCGTTTGGCGTACCGTATCAGCCCGGATTTGCGCCGGGATATTACCCGATGGGGCAGCCCACTGCAATGCCTGACCAGCTTGCACAGCTTCGACAGGCAGCGTATCCGCAGCAACAGACTGCACAGCAGACTGCGCCTATTATTTGGGTGCAGGGAGAAGAAGCGGCAAAAAGTTACCTTTGTGCGCCAGGAAACAGCGTACTTTTGATGGATAGCGAGAAAAGCTCGTTCTATATCAAAACAGTGGACGCAAGCGGGATGCCGCAGCCGTTGCGCATCTTCGATTATGCAGAGCGCACAGCGGCACAGAAACAGCCCACACAGGCCGCGCAAACGCAAGCCGGAGAGTTTGTCACCCGTGCAGAGTTTGACGCGCTGGCGGCACGCTTTGACGCGCTGGCGGCAGATAAACCGCTGACAAAGAAAAAGGAGAGCGAAAATGCCAAATCCACTGTTTAATGCTTTAGGCGGCGGTCGTATGCCCGGCCCGATGGGACAATTTCAGCAGATGATGCAGCAGTTTCAGCAGTTCCGGGCAAATTTTCAGGGAGACCCCAAAAAAGAAGTAGAAAAGCTGTTGCAATCCGGGCAGATGAGCCAAGCTCAGTTGAACCAACTGCAAGCGATGGCGCAGCAGTTTAGGTCGTTTATGGGACAGGTTTAATCCGTGCGCACGGTTAGACAATAAAATTTATTTGAAGGGAGTAAAAATATGAGCTTATCTTCGGACGGCACTGTTATGACAATGCCGGTACAGCCCGCCAATAATTACAATGGCGGCATGGGCATGTGGGGGCAGGACTGGATTTGGATTATCGTCCTGTTCCTGTTTGGCTGGGGCCGCAACGGTTGGGGCGGCAACAACGGCAATGGTGCTGGCGTTATGGATGGATACGTCCTTACCAGTGACTTTGCCAACATCGAACGCAAGATTGACAACGTAAACAACGGCCTGTGTGACGGCTTCTATGCTCAGGCACAGCTTGTCAACGGCGTGCAGAACGCTATGCAGCAGGGCTTTATGTCGGCTGAAATCAGCCGCGCCAATCAGCAGGCCGCATTTATGCAGCAGCTTAACGCGATGCAGATGCAGCAGGCAAATTGCTGCTGCGAAACCCGCGAAGCGATTCAGGGCGTTAACTACAACCTTGCTACGCAGGCTTGCGACACGCGCCAGACCATTCAGAACGGCACTCGAGACATCATTGAGAACCAGAACGCCAATGCGCGTGCGGTGCTTGATGCGCTTACTGCACAGCGGATTGAAGCAAAGGATGCCAAGATTGCCGAGCAGAACCAGCAGATTTTTGCCGCACAGCTTGCCGCAAGTCAGGCTGCGCAGAATGAAACGCTGAAAGCCTATATGAGTGGGCAGCTTGCTTACTACAACCCCCGCCCTGTTCCTGCTTTCCCTGTTCCCGCACCGTATCAGTATGGGAATTGCGGCACCTGCAACGGCTGCGCCTGCTAAAACCGAATACGGCAACTTGTCGGAACATCTGACATGTTCGGCCCCGTGCCGATTTTCCAAACAAAGCGGCGGGGCAATCG